TTGAGTGCCAGTTTCAGCCTCGTTGGCTTTCCATCTTTCATTAAAGGTCCTTTAACTTTTGAGAACCTCGCTGCAAAAGAAATTCTTCTAGGATTTTTTCCAGAAGAAACTGGAGCCTTTACTCCAAATTTTTTTCTACCGGCATCATTAAGACCACCTTCTGGATTTTGAAATTTTTTTGCTACCATTAAAAAAACGTAGCTCCTAAAGCAAAAGATATAATAGCTATGATAATAGAAGTTTTGTGTAACATAGCTCTTCTCTTCCACTCTCTAGGAGTATGTCCAAATATAATCATGTTATGCCTTTTTGTTTTTTTTCGCAGCAGCTATAATATCGCCTCTAGTAATTTTTTTCTTATCACCATACTGTGCTGCAAGATTTTTATTTTTATTACTAGAAGATTTTTTTTTCATTTTCATTTTATACATTATGCAACTAATCCTTTCTTACGTTTTCTTTTTGGAAATCCAGCTTTCATATTTGCATAAGCCTCATCGCTTATTGTTGATTTAGCTTTAGTATTACTCGTGCCGGATTTTTTTTTCTGGTTAATATTATAGTACAAACCCTTTTTTGCTTTTTTACCAGATTTTGTTGTATGATACTCAGCCACTATTCATCCTCCTTCTTTCTTTCTTTTTGACACTCACAAGTTTCTTTACACTCGCAAGATTTTTTTAAATCTATAAATCTAGGATTTCTTTTGTACTCTGGTATTCCTCTATCCATTTATGCCCCTAGTTTAGTCTTTCCTGTACCAGTTGGATTTCTAACTCCTGTGCCTAATGCCTCTGCTGTTACTGGTTCTATAAATCCAGCTAAATTAGATCTTCTTCTTCTGTTTCTTCTAATTCTTCTTCCAACTAATTTTTTACCTTTAGGTAATGTTTCTTTAACAACTTCTTCTCTTCTATCTTGTATTTTAGATGTTGCCGATACAGCTGGTGCTGCACTTGAACTTCCACCCAATGCTTTTGTGATAGTTTTTTTAATTACTTTTATTGGTGATCCTCCCATTATGTGTACCTACTTCCTGTGTCCATTGGATTACGATTAATACTGTCTGAAGGTGACATATTGTTTGTTACTCCTAAAGCTGGAACATTATTTTCATCAGAAAATAGTAATCTACCACCTTTACGTCTAGCTCTAGCTCTTGACGCAAGTTTTCTTCTTTCATTTTTTTCTCCAGCCTCTGCTCTTTTTTCTCTTTCTTCAATAGCTTTATTAGCTGTATCGATAGCAGCTGGTGGCTCATATTTTGGCATTTTCAATAATGATCCCATAGTTTTAAAAGTACCTCGCAAACATTTTATAATCGGAACCATCAACACCATAGTGTTTTAGAATTCCTTCTTGCTCAAAATATATGCTTTTTATCCATTTGAGAGCAGAAACATTTAAAGAACTTACAGTTACTTGTAATCTTTTTAATTTTAAATCATTAGCAACTAACTTCATGAACTGTAATGCACCTTTATGAAATTTAATTTTATGTTCTGAAATTTTATTTTTATCAGGGATCAACCATAATTCTGCAACTCCAGGCCAATAAGGAACTACTCCAAAACAAAGCATAGGCTTACCATCATCAATAACACAGTATCCATAACCTTGTTCAGCAGCTGCATCCATGTAGTCTGTGTAATTAGGCTGTGATAAATTTAGTTTATCAAACTCATTTAGATCCATAATATTAAACAAGTAGGACCTAAATGGTATTACACTAATCTTGGTTCCCTGGACTTTGAATATCTTTTCTAATGTTTGTAGTTTCATCTATTTCTTCTGCTGTAACTCTTGTTCCTTTTTGATGTAGAATTAAATTTTTCCAATTATCATTTTCTACTTCTATTATTTTTTCTTGTAGCAATTCTACTTCTCCAAACTTCCACACTTTGATTAAATATTTTTTTTTCATTAAAAAATATCAAAGTCTGCGTTTGCTACAGCTGCTGTAAAGTTTCTGTTGCCACCCCTGGTTAATCTTTTATGCTCACCACCACCCAATAATAAATACATAAATGCATCACCGACATGCGAATGCTCATTCTTATTTGGCTGATCTTTATATCTTTCACCTCCAGATATTTGTACTCTCTTGAAATGATAACCACCACTCAAGGCTTTTCTTAATCTCTTACATCTTTTATCAACTAATAATCCAGGCTTACCCTGTATCAATCTATTCATAGGAGCTGCACCAGCCTCTCTACGAACTCTAAAATCATTCGTAGCAGTTGGTCTAGCAACTAATCCAATGGTTCGTAAATGATCAAATGCTGTAACTTCAAAGATCTCATCTCTCTTTTGTCCAGCTGGATCACCCCATACTAATACATCAAACTTAGGGAACCTTGTTTCTAATTCACCTTTTAACATATAACCAAATCTCTCTAGGCCCATATCAAATGTTACTAGCTCATGAAGTATTACCCATTGACCATTAGGAAGTTTCTGTCCGAATATAGCTGCTGGAGTTAAACCAAAGTCAACACCTACCTGGATAGGGTATGAAATATCTGGTTCAATATACTCCTCTGTCATTAGTGTATCATCATACTCACCCATAACAGGCTTACCTTCTTGAACGTAAGTATATTTGCCCTGGGCATAACATCTAATCCAATCTAAATTTTTACCAAGTAATGTTTGTTCGTAATATCCATTAGTTAAGTTTTTTTGATTTTCTGCATTTGGATTTTGTAACCACCATTTACCAGCACTAAATACAAAACCATTAGCCTCTGGATTTTCTGGTAATTCTTTTACGATAGCCTCTTCAACAGCTCCTGGTTGTTTAAAAAACTTCCAGGCATATTTACCTTTCATCTTTTCTTTTTCTGCTAAGTTAAACCACCAATGATCATCATCCATTGGGTTCGTATCCATAATAATAAATCTATTAGTAGATCCACCATCAGCTTTAGTAGGGTATCTTCCTACTCGGTGTGTAAGACCATCAATTACTTGTTTAGGCAACTCTCTAGCCTCATTCACCCAAGCTCCTGTCAATTCCATTGATAATAATTTTCTTACGTCTTTAGGCTGATCTAATGCTAAGAATATAACTTCACAATCAATGCCTGGCGCATTATCTCTAGCTGGTAATTTTATATGATGCGTTAATGGTGGTGACCATCTAAATGCACCCCAAATGTTCTCTGGAAATAATTCTTGCCATGTTTTAATAGTAGTTGTCCTCAACTCTGGATAAGAATTACGAACTACAACAAACCTAGAATACTTAATTCCATCACGAGGACTTTGTACTTGAGAAACAGCTTTGATCATAATCTCTGCTGCACACGCATACGATTTGCCGGAACCTACTGGCCCCATCAATCCTCGTACAAAACTTTTATCTTGTAAAAATTTCCAAACAGTAGGTGATGTACTAAAGTCTAGATTTAAATTTGCTATTGCATTACTCATTTGTGATCCTTCCTACCATCATATGTATTCTAGTATTTTCTTCTTTCTTTTTTTTAAAAACTATATCTCTGTAATCTTTCAAAGAACGACCACACAGCCTAGCACACTCACGATCACTTAGTTGTTTCTTTAACATCGCTACTTGGATCTTCTCTACTTCCTTGTGCGTTATTAATCTCATCATCTTCTGCCTCTATTATTTTAGGTTCTTCTGGACCACTCATGTTAATCTGTACGACACTCGGTCTATCTGCATCCTGTTCTTGCTCTAATAATCCAGATGCTTTAGCTAGGACACGCAGCACTCCAACCTTATCATGTAGCTCTACTTCTAACTGTGGCCCCATCTTTGTCGGTGTTACTTTAATTTTTTTTATAGCCTTGATTGCTGACTTAGAAATATTTTTAGGATCTTTAATACTAACATTACCATCAGCATCCCAATCCATTATCTCATCAATATTCGCAGTAGCTATATCAATTAATTCTTGAGCAACATTATCTTTATTATGCTCAATGACTTCGGACTTCCTAATCCTCCTCTGAACCACTCGGACACCACCGAACCGATCCAGGGGAGGTTTTATAATCCTTTTTTTAGAAGGGGATGTCGTCATCCAATTTCTCCATATCAGCCTCTGCTGCAAGATTAGTAGGAGCATCTTCCGGATCTAACTTACCTTCTTCTTTATTCTCAAATTGTCTAAAGAATAATATCGGATCACCTTTACCATAATCTTTATTAGGATCTTTTTTGTAGATCTTAATATCAACAGTACCAGGTACAGAAGTGTACTCTCTTGTTTCTTTATTGTAATCAGCACCAGGCCAGGTTTCTATAATCACTTCTGTATCTTGTGGGATAGTTGTTTCTTTATAGAATTTAAAACCTCTGTTGCTGTAGATTGGTTTTGCCATTTTATTACCTCACTTTTTATTTCATGTTTTTTCTGCAATAAAATTGTGTGACACCCCCCATATATATACTAGACGTAGGGGGGCCGAAGGTGTCAAATTTTGCCACAATCCTAGTCGTATATTCTAGAGCCTGTATCACTTTATTATTTTTGCATTGTTATAAATCATATAGGAACGTTTACGTTTTGTAAACTATAAGGTTACCTGGGCATCTTCATTTTGTTACTAAGCCTCTTGACCATATCCTGTACTGATAGCTGCTTGTTATAAGCCTTATCCTTCCTAAAGAATACATCCTTAAAGAAATACATAGTACCTGGACAATCTCTTCTGTTTTCTTTTCTCCATTGTATGGTTCTTCTCATTGCAATCATAGCTGCATCAAACGATAAACCTTTACCTACCCAATCTTTTACTAGATCTTCTTGCTTGGTATCGTAGATTTTATGCTGTCCGAATATTTCTTCACACAATTTTACATATCCATTACATATAGC